GCTTAGGACGTAGTGCGAACAAAATCATCGGTGGTGAAATTGCTGCGAATAGCATCCTAAACCTAGATGAGTTCAAGAAGAGATACCAAGGTACACCTGATTCAAACCTTAATCTAAAGACTCCGGTTCCTCAGAGTTCGGACTTTTACATTCATGGAAGTATTCCAAGTGACCAGATTCTTGTGGTAGACCGCTCTTCTTCAGTATTGAAGTTTAATGCACGACCTCTATTGGTAGAAACTGAACGCATTGTTTCAAACCAAACAGAGGGTACGTACGCTACTCTTACAACAGGTTTTGGAGTAATCTACCGTGATGCAAGAGCCCTTCTTGATGGTGACGTTAACTTCGCTACTGATGGATTCCCAGCATGGATGGACGTTGATGCTGCCGAGGGAGTAGAAATCTTGGATTAACAAGTGAACTGGTTGATAACGATAGCCCCCTTACCGGGGCTATCCTTTGACTCTATAAGATTATAATAACCCCCAATACTACCCCCATGAAAAAGAATTATTGTCTAGGCTCAAAAGCCACAATCTGTATTGTACCGAAGCATAACTTAAAAATGCTGAAGAACAAAGTTTACCTGCTTGAAAGCACAATCGAGAAGAACCTAGAGTTCAGAAGCCGATTATCAGGAGGTCAAATTCGTAGTTTAACAGAAACCGAAGCCAGAGAGCTGGTAGAAGATGGCTATGAATTAGTTGACAAGACTAAAAAGGCAGAGGCTAAAAAAGCCAAAGTCGAAAAGGGAGACCCCGAAATCGTAACCCTAAAAACAACATTAGCGGCTATGACTATTGCAGAACTTACTCTTTGGGCCGAAGAACAAGCCGAAGATATTGTTTCAGTAGAATTATATGAGGCCTTCGATGCAGCTAAAAAGAAGCAAGAAAAACTTGATGTTTTGTATGCAGCTATACCTGCTGAATTACTGAATGCTGAAATAACAGTTGTGTAATGGGCTTGAGTATAGAAATTACTCCCAATCCAAATAATCCCCTCGAAATAGCCTTTCGGGGGGTTTCGGGTGTTGGAGAAGTCGTAACTGCTTGGGCTTGGAACTTTGGAGATTCTACTAACTCAAACCTACAAAATCCAACCCATGCGTATGTAGCATCGGGTATTTACTTGGTAGTACTGAATGCCTTAACAGATGCAGGGGTTATAAATTTACAAAGGTGGTTTACGTTTCAGATTACTCCGGAATTTAATGTACCCATAATGACCCTTTTACAAAGCCAGATACCTGAGGAGTTATTAAGATTGTTCCAACCGAACCTGATAATTTCGATGCAGAAATGGCAAATGTATTTACAACCACAAGTCTACCCCATCCTTTTGGCTGAAAATACCTTCTACGAATCAGCCTGGCCAATACTTTGGAATCATCTTATATCGAATCTAATAAGATACGACCTACTGATGGATGAATCTATTGCCCTAGCATTAAGAACGCTTCAAAGTTCATCAACAACAGTTACGGGAGCAACAATAGAAGCTACGGGTTCTATTAAAAGGGTTGAAACAGGACCCGCACAGGTAGAATTTTATGAGGATAAGAAATCAGACCCGGGTGCAGTAGGAGACTTTGCAAGGGCTGTCTATGAAACTGGAAGAGGCATGATTGAACAATATAAGAATCAATGTTGTATAATGGCCCACAGATTAGATGCTACTTTACCTTTTTGCCCTCCTAAGAAAGTAAACTTCCTATTCAGAAAAACCAGTTGCTAAATGGCATCACTACTAACCCCCCAACATATTGAACGTGTAAGAGCCCTAATACAGGACTCTATGACCGACACTATCTACCAAGATGAGATAATATGGAGAACACGCGAAGGGGTAGATAGATGGAAGGAAGACCACTTACCTCTTGCTAAAGTGGATAAAACCCTAAAAGGACTTTATTCATATAATTACTTCAGGCAATGGCAAATCAACGTAGATACTATTTCAGGTACTCTTGATAAAGTAACTGAGGCCATCCTATTTAGTAGAAAGTACCTTGCAGAACAGGGCTTAATACGAGAAGATGGTTCGGTTATATTCGATGCTGGAGAGGATGAATTCTATGTAAGGGGTAGATGGTATAAGATTGTGGGGGATAGTGACATATCTCAATTACCCAATGTACCTTTACTTTACATGATTGTATTACAACGCCAGGAACAACAATCAGGAAAACCCTTTAAGTCTGTACCTGCAGGTTTAATTACCCGAAACATAGTTTCACAATTATGGCCCTTAGATACACTTCTTCCAAGTAGGAAAACACACCAAACCAATCTAACTACTAATCTAATTACCCAAAACTCTGTATCAAATGAAGTCAGCGAATAATGTCATAGGTCGTGTATACATGAAGATAACCCATAAAGATGGGAGCTCTACAAGCAAGATTCTTAAGAATACTTGTACCAATCTTTTAAAGGTGGCTATGGCTACAGCACTTAGTCAAGGCACAATTTTACCCATTACTAAATTAGGAATCGGAAAAGGTCTTTCAGTTACAACCGTAGAAATGACGGCCATGGAAGATTTTTTAGGAGAGGTAACGATAGGCACCACAGAACTTATAGGTACAGGTATGAGCTTCAAATTTGCCGAGTTAGGTTATGATGCTCTAGTAGGAGAAACACTTTCGGAACTGGGTCTTCTGAATGAATCCGATGAATTAATGGCTAGAGTAATTGATATGAACCCCATAATCAAAACAAATACCATCAGAATAGAATATAACTGGGTTGTAAACATAATCTGATGGTAGCCAACGTTGGTAGACTTAATAAACACTTAGCAGGCTCCGGGCAGGATAAAGTTCTTCAAATTAAACCCTACGGAGATTGGACTAAGGTATTAAGAAACATTGAGGATTTACCCAAAGACGTATTAACGGGGTATATAAGAGCCCAAGAAACAGCTCTGAATAGACTGGTTAAAATTGTTAAGGGCCACATATATTCCCAAGACTTACCCGGATTTTCCAAAAAGAAGAAAAGAGTAGGTAGGCATCTTATAGATACCTCTTCCTATGTTACCTCCATCAAAACTTGGAGAGAGAACTTTACTTATTATGCCGGAGTAAAGAGTGGTGTAAATGAACCCAAGAGCAAAATTCAAATAACTAAGTTAGCCCACATGCTCGAGTTTGGAACAAAGAAGATGCAAGCTATGCCCGTATGGGGTCCTTCATGGAAAGAATTTGGGGGTATAAAAGAACTAGAAAGAATTGTCACCGAGGCAATTTATAACCGTTTTAGAACAAGAGGATGGTAGAGTTAATACAAGTAGAAGAGAGAATACAGCGAAGTATCTATGAAGCTATCCGAGTAGAATTAGTTGCTCGTGGGTATTTACCGGATATCTCAGATAACTTACTTTATCCGAATACAAAAGCAGGGCAAGAGGCATTCCAACAAGCAATGTCTGATATTACCGATGCAAGGGGATTTTGCGTAGAGCTTTTCAGTACAGGAGCTCTCAAAGCACGAGGCCTTAAGAAAGTACCAAGAATTGTGATTCAAAAAGGAAGACTCCTACCCGGTGATATAGGTAGTTCGGTTGGTAACTCTTATCAACCTGATGGAGCAGGGGGTTTTATAAAAGTAGAACTACCACCTCATTCTACTAATATGTTTCTATCTATACACTTGGTATCAAATGAAGAGGGCCAGGATAGAGTAATGAATAACGTTATTGGTAACGCTATATCAGTAAGGAGATACTTGCCCCTACTAGATGCAGTAGAATTCACAGACCGATTCCTTATTCTGCAAGTGGGTTACAATGAGAATAATGACATGGATGAGGGTATCATGGAGAGAATATATGAGTTTTCTGTACCTGACCTATATATCACCGAGAAAAAAGAAGTGGGCATTATATCAGCTATTACAGAGATAACCCTAGAACAATCCAACATACCCAACACAGATTCAATCCAAAGCACAACCCCAAACCCTTAATTAATATCCATTTACTAAACTAAACCCCATAAAAGAATGAACACTCCAAATTTCACTTTTTCCGAGCAGAACAATACCCTAGGGGTATCTGCGATAGCTAAAGGAATCAGTGGTTATATCGGAAGATTCAAGAGAGGGCCCATCAATCAACCTGACGTAGTAATCTACGGTTGGGAGCAATTTGAAAAGCTCTTTGGAGGATTTGTCCAAGACACCACTGACCCTTTATTAGTTTATCGAGCTCTTGATGCAGGAGCTAACCTACGAATCAGTAGAGTTGCCCATTACACAGATTTAACGGATGCCGATACCCTAACTGCTGACAAAGCCGCCTTAGGAACCTGCATCTTAATGATGATAGATAGGGACACAGCCTCAGGTTCAGTCTTTAGTGCTACATTGACGGGTAATCCCGTAAGTGCTATGTACGTAGATTCCCACTTGAATTATATGACTGCAATTGCAAATGCCTTTACTTTACCGGGTTTAACGGAAGGTAAATTATTTTATGTGGGTTCTGATTTGAGAGGTATTGCTATCTGCCAAATAAATTCTAACTTCCAATTAAACCTAGTTGCACCTATATTTGCGGGTACAGTAGATGGCCCAAATGTTGGAGCCTCAGCTTCAATTGAAGTTGTAGCACCTTTACTAGTGGGTAGTTCTTACGAGGTTAAAAACGCCACAGCCGGTTTACCCCTTATTGGACAATACACTAGCCTTTTGGGTGATGATGTGGATGACGTTATCGCGGGTTTAATTGCTAGTGACTCATCAGGAAATTATGCTCTATCTGCCGGAGTATCTCCGAACCTGATAATTACAGGCCTTGCTTCTTTGGGAGCTACAATCAATAACAATTGGGGTTCTATATACCGATGGGCTCCTGAAGTATATGAGGTATTACCCCAAGTATTGTACACAATTGGAGTAGGAGGTTTATTTGGAGAGAACGTATCAATGGTAGTAGATGGCTTACAAATTGGACAATTTACGATTAGTTCAACCCCTATTCAAACTTCAATTCTCCTAGGGCTAAATGCTGGAAATGAGGGCTTCTTCTCACAATATGCAGGCCAAGGGATAATTAAGATAATTGCACCAGAAGGTTCAGGCACACAATACAATAATCTAATCGTAGAGTTTGTAACTACAGGTGTATTTGCGATGGCTAATCCCCTTGAGGAGTTTACGGGAGGTGTAGACTTTCAAATGGGTAATTCCAATACAGCTTCGGGTCCTTTTTTAGGGGGCGTTAATGGAGGTGTTGGAAATCCTGTTGTAACTCAATCTACCAGTATAGGTATAGCCGATGCTCTGGGAAGAACCCTATTTAACTTAGTACCTAAGTATGCGGGGGCTGATTACAACAACCTGAAAATAAGAATAACGGATGCAAATAACAACAACCCGAACTTTTTTAACCTATTTATTGACCACATTACGGACCCAAGCCTGAGTGAGCAATATCTTAATTTAACTATTTCGGGCTTTCCAAATATTAGCGATTCTAATTTTCTATCGGGTATTGTGAATTATTCTCAGATAGTTGATGTGGAGTATTTGGACTTATCGGTATTAATTGACCAAATTACCTACCCGATATTACGGCCTTTACGCATTACAGCCTTTATGATGGGTGGTGATGATGGAGACGCCCTAACTGTAAATGATTATATCGGAAACACTAACTCACAATCAGGCTTCCATACTTTCAATGCGTACTCTGATATGATGCAGTTCTGTGCTGGAGAGCAACAATCAATTGAACTACATGAAGCCGGAGCTGAGTATGCGCAACAAATGAAGTCAATAGTTTACCTGGGTCATATTGATTCCGGTTTAACCTTTATTCAAATGATTGCTCTTATGGAGGCTTCATCCATTGATACATCGTATGCGGCCTTCTATACAGGCTCTCTAAAAGTGAAACACCCATCAACGGGGGCTACATTAGTAATATCTGAAATAGGGGATATTCTAGGAGCCTTTGCAAGGTCTGATGCAGAATTTGGAGAATGGGCAGCAGTATATAATGAAACGCGAGGATTGATTAGCAAAACAATCGGAGTATTCCAAAACTTCGGAGGCCCCGGAAATTATGAGAAGTTAAATGCCTTAGCCAATAACCGAATCAATGCCGTTATTACGGAAAACGGAAAAACAATGATTTGGGGTAATGCCACTGCCGAGAGAACAACCTCTGTAACCAACTTCCTAAATATTCGCAGGCTGGGTTTATTGATTAAAAAAGAACTAAGCCCCGTAATGAAAAGCTACCTCTCAGAACCCAATGATGTTCCAACATGGATGGCTATCTACGTAAGAGTAAAACCTTACCTTGATGGACTAGTTCAAAAAAGAGCTCTTTATGAATACAACTGGCAAGGTGACCAATTTGCTGCCAGCCTGAACAATCTAACTGTTAATGACCCGATTCAAGTTCAATTGGGTAAGTACAAAGCCAAGTTATCTTGCTCACCAATTCCGGGCATGAATGACTTTAGTTTAATCCTAAGCTACGATTTTGTAGAAGGTACTTTTGATGTTGAAACCTCTTAAATTATAAAACTATGCCTGCATATATTGAAAACCCAAGGAAGAATTTTAATTTCTCGGCTATATTCTCTGGACTTCCCTTGAACCCCTTTTTGATTCAAGAATTTGACTTACCCTCTTTTGACATAGACGTGGTAGCTCATGGAGACACTAACCATGATATTAAAACCGGAGGTCGAATAAAATTCGATGCCGTTAAAATGAAGAAGCTGATGGTTGCCACCGGCCCTGATACCTGGCTTTACACCTGGTTAATCCTAATACAGGACGTGCTTACAGGTGGAGGTCAGTTACCTATGATATACAAGAGAAGCCTGACAGTCTTTGAATACAGCAATGATAACTCTACTCCTATCAATACCTGGTTACTTGAAGGTTGCTGGCCCAATAAGCTCGATGCAATTCAACTTCGTCGTCTAGGTTCCGAGAATACCATGGAGTCACTTGAACTACAAGTTGACAAAATCTTCAAATTATAACCCGAGTAAACCCAAAAGTAAAACCCTCCCTAAAAAGGGGGTTTTCTTGTATTGTGACTTCTGTAAATCGTATTCTCTATCAATAAGACAGAGATAAATGCTAGAAGCACGATTAAAAGAACCCTGCTATAAGAATCTAAACACTATTAATATGAATGCAAAGATGGAAGTAATAGACATGAATACAACCACCTTCACCACACCCTCTCTATTCAAAGTAACGATAAGAGAAACCAACGGAGAAGATGAGGCTAATTTATCAAGGGTAAGAGATTCCCGAGATATTACACGACTTGCAAGATTCCTGGCCAGTCTGATAACTGAATATTATAACCCCCACACTGGAGAAACAACAAAAAATCCGGGTTATGAAGAAATTATGGCCTGGAGATTAGCCGACAAGTATTACACGATATATAAAAGTCGTATGTTCTCCTTGGGTGAAGACCTCCTTTTCACATATACATTTCCCAAGGCTAAGAAGTCAACTAATCTTACTCAGGACTTAAAGGAGTTTGATAGAGATTTATCAGAACCAGGATTAACACAGGTAGAGAACATGGCCAGTCCGGTATTATTCCCCGGGGATTTTAAAAGAAGCCTTACCCTAAAAAGCGGTAAAATTCTTAGGTACACTTTCTTGAATAGTTCTGGTGAGAAAAATACCTTCGAGAAAGATATTAATGAGGTATCGAGAGCAACAGAAGAATTAATGTGTCGGTTTTTAGAGTATTACCACGAACCAGAATCCAAGTGGTATACAGTGGAGAACTTTAGAATGTTCTCATCTAGGGATATGACCGAGATTAGGAGCGATATCAAAACCAATGATATTAACTTTCAACCCGAGGTAATGATAATGAACTCTGATGGAACTTTAGCGGATTCAGTCAATATGCTATTAGTGCCCGATTTTTTCTACCCCGAGGAAACATTGTAAACCAAATATGGTATCTACAAAAAGCAGGGGTAAGATTTTCAGAAAAAGAATTCTATTCAATGCCTACACGTAGATTAAGAGCTTACATAGCTCTTGAAATGGAGTACTCGGAAAAAACTAAGGACGGTAAAGAATTTTTAATCCAAGGTATTTTATGATAGGCATAGGGTCACTAAGCAGGCTTAATATTGGTATTGCTGTCTCGTTAAGGGATAACTTTACCAATAGAGCGCGTACAATAAGAAATGAGCTGGGCCTCCTTTATGGAGATGCAGATAGGGTAATGCGAAATAACAAGGCAGCCTTATCAACCCTAGCTAATGGGGCAA